GATAGAACATTCATGATAATACGAGGATTTAAACCAGCACTTGACAACGCCTTATTAATGTCACCCCACATATACTTATCTTTATTAGATTCTTCAATTGATTCTCCTAGTACCGCATCTACACTACCACTTGGAACAGTGTTTGGATTAGCCTTCATTTGTTTAAGACCTTTCTTAATAGCTTCAGCAGAGTTACTAGCTTTTACATCAACGGTTTGACCTTTAAAGAGTTTACCAGCTTTCTTAGTAATAGTGACTGTCCAAAACTTAACTGCTTCTTCAAGATCAGTTGATTCGAGTTTAGCAAGTTTCTTTTTAAGCATTTGAACGTATTTACTACCTCCATAAGATTTAACCATTTTCGGATCAGGATTTTTGATCATCTGTTTAAGATTCTCTACGTCGAGATCTTTAGCACTTACTTCTTCAAGATCAACTGAATCCTTAAGAACAAACTTAACTTCTTTTGCACCTTTAAAAAAGTTCTTTAATTTTTCGTCGTCTGGAAAAACGATTTCATCGTCTTCAAGCTGTTCAATTTCACCTTTATACTGAGGAAACTTTTCTTCTACTTGTTTAATAAACCTTTTGATACCTTTTGGATTATGAACAATGGCTCGATTTTCGTTAACCTTTTCTTTAAGTGCAAAAGACTTATATCCATCTTTGATTGCAGAAGGTTTAGTAAAGTCTACATTTTCATAAATAAAGTCTTGATCAAAATCTTCACCGAGCACTAAAGAACACACCTTTTTTAAACGCTCTTCTTTTACTGTAACTGATTCAAATCCTGATATAGGTGCATCTGATAACATTCCATCGGCGTACGCTTGAATCTTTTTTGTACGATTTTTGTCATTGGGATTATCAACATACTTAGTAAAAAGTTTTCTAAACTCAGGATCATCCATTAGATCTCCAATGGCTCCTCCTATTTTTTTGCTTGTCATCCAAGTAGCTTTTACCATATCTTTAGCAATTGGGTAACCCACTTTAATAGCTTTTGCTAAACCTTTACCTGCAACAGTAGTGCCTTTAACTAATCCTTTCATTAAAGATTTTACATCTACTTCGTTTAGGTTTTCTTCACCTAACGTGTAATTTCTACGCTTGAGTTCACGAGTAATTCCCTTTACCATTGCTTCGGCCTTCGGGCTGCTTACACGGCCAAATATGCCGTAAAAGGCTAAAAGCTGTTCGGTGTCTAAAAGACGTAGTTTTTCTTGATTAAATTCGTTGATTTCCATAGTTCCCATTAAGTTAAGTTGTAGTTCTATTTATAATAAAGTCAGCCTCCAAATTCATGGCCAGCGACTCTTTTCATTTGTTTTTTATATTCTTCAAAGTCTGGTTTTTTCTTATAAAGCTTAATTGAAATTTCATTGCGGTCTTTACCTTTAATTCGCCATTTAAATCCCTTTTCTAAATGTTCAGGTTTAGTTGTCTTAACTACACGGCGTTTGAAACCATCTTCCCACGGTTCGCTTTTACCTTCACCTTCTTCAAGACCTTCTGCATACATATTGTATCCACGAACATCTTCTTGATCTTGCATTTTCTTTATAAACTTTTCTGCGTCCGATTGGTTCTTAAAAGACTTTTTCATCTTTTTGCCATTCCACAATTCGACTGAAGCAATTACCTTTTTAGCTTCTTCAAGATCAGTAGATTCATATACTTCATACCCAGCTTTTTTCAACTGTCCTGCTTCTTTATTTGTTGAAGGGACCCAAAATTTGTCATCATCGCCCATAAATATTTGAGTTTTATATTTCTGTTTCAAAGCTGCTTTCTTCGCTGCTTGAGGACTTGAAAATCTAGCTATATTAGAACTCGGTATTTTAACTTCTTCAAGATCAGTAGATTCGTTTCTGACCTTCGCCGCCAAGTCTTTATCGGCTCCACCCCAAGTACCTTTACTTTTAGTAATAAAGGAATTGACTCGAGCATATGCCCATTGATGAGGTGTTGCTCCTGGGCGGTGGCCAGTTTTCCAAGCAGCCATTCCACGATTGAAGACTTGCTTTAAGATACCATAAGCTATACCAGATTTTTCTGCTTTCTTTTTCAATCCAGCAAGTTGCTTTTCGTCTAATTGGCCAGGAGTATCTTTTTTATGATCATCTGCAGCTTTACCTATTTCTACAAACTCTCCAAACTTTTTGCGATAAGCGATCGTGTGCTTTGAAAGTTTAGTCTTAGATCTTGCATCACCTGGTGCAGGTTTATATGCTTTTGGATCGTCATCATCAAGTTTGGCTTGTTTATTAAACTGTGCTTGTCGTTTAGACTTAGTGGATTTTGAAAGGCCTTTGCCATAAGTCTTATTTAACTTTTCGCTAAGAGAACTAATAAAGTATTTATCGCCTTCAGTACATACTACGTAATTTGACTTACGCTCTTTAATGACTACAGCAATTTCACCTACATAAACAGTATCACCTTCGTTAAATACTTCACCAGCGATATATCTTTCTCGTATTTCAGAAAGTGTAGGTAATTCTATATGTTCACGGAAATTTTTCTTTTCCTTCAATCCCATTCTTTTACGAAGAAGATTGAAAAGAGTCATTCCTTTGCCATAGGCCTTTGGAATACCTAGCATAAACGATTTAAAATCTCCATCAATTGCAGCTTGGCGCATTTTAGATGCACTCATTCCAGATACACCTTCAGCATCTGGATCACGTTCACCAGCAGATACTACATCGATTCCATCTTTAAAATCGTAGTAACCATGACGGCCTTTAGCTCCATTATAAGTATTTAGTAATTTTTGAAATTCTTTGATTCTATCTGAACCAACAACCATAGTGATTTTAGTGAACCCTTGATCATGCAAAATAGATGCGATGTGCAATGCTGTCTTCGCGTTTTTATCTTCGATAATGTTTCGGCCATGATTAGGAAACATCTTCCGCATTACTCTAATTTTTTCTTTATACTCTAAAGGGTTCTTTTTAGGATCGCTCGATTGAGATGCGTAAATACGATAGTCATTACCAATTGCTGCAGCCGCAACCTTTGCTAACAGTTTGCCATGACCAATTGTAGGAGGGTTGAAACGACCAAAAGTAAAGACTACCTCTTTTTTCTTTTCTTCACTAAACTGTTTAAATGATTTTAACGTTCCCATCCTTTTATCACATCCTTACTAAAATTGTTCATGGAGAATTCCATGCGATCAACTAATTTAACTGCACCACTTGTTGCTCTATCGATTGCAACAAATCCTTCTGAACCTGTAACCTTAAAACCGTTACGAGTACGAACAAATGTATCAATATCTTTTAGCTTATCTAATTTATTTATAATAATTAATTTGGCATCAACTATGGCATTCATGAGTTGAAACATGAGATCAAGGTTTTTCTTATTTTCCTTTGAAAAGAATTTCATTTCGTCTTCTTGTCTTTTCAACACAGCGGCTTTGCCTTTTTCGCTTGATCGTTTTTCATATTCTTTCTTATACTTTTCATCAAACCATTTAATAAGATCCTGTACATGTTTAGCAGTGCTTGCAATGCGTTCACCTTTGCGGACAAGTGTATTATTGAATGTTTCGATCTTAATTGCAAGATTTGGATTATTCTCAAGTTCAGAAAGTGTAGTCGATTTAATCTTTTGAAATATCGTCCCTGCCTTTGAAAGTGCTGCAGTTACTTCATCGGTATCGGCCTTTGTCAGTGTTGCTGTGCCAGAAAGATCTTGCAAATCTGCATCTTGGTACCAAACGCTTGGTTTCTTTTTCAAACCTTTTAAGTTAACACCAAACGATGCTTTCATTGAAGCAAAGTCTTTACCTTTATACGTGGTGTGCCATACAACTCCAAGGTTTGCCTTAAGCATTGTCTTAGCAAGGTCAGATTTAGCTGGAACTGCGTAAACAATAGTGTTAGGTTGAAAGGTGATCATTTTTTCACCATCAATCGATTCGCTGTTCAAGTCACCTTTTGTAAACATTACATCACCTTGAATAACATCAGTAATTCCAAGATCTTTTAGTTCTTTATAAGCTATCACTAACTTTTCTGCAAGATCACCAGAAGTGTCAGCTCTTACTTCGGCCTCTGACTTATAAACCTTAGGGTCTTTATTGAAGATACCTTTTTTAGCAACAAAGAATTGTCCATCCATAGGATCTATTCCTGCAAATACTGCTGGTGCACCATCCCATTTTACTGTAACATCGGTAGAGGAATTACTATTACCAGCAAGCATATCTCTTAATGAACGTAATGCAAAAATCGATTCTCTTGCACCTTTCACACCACCATAGATAACTCTATCTTCGATGTGTGTCATGTGAGTATTCTTACCAGCTTTAGAAGCTTCTGACAAATAATCACTAAAAGATTTTATAGAGTTTTCTTTCATTAATTTGTTTTGCGGCTCTTCGATTTCTATTACTAGATTGGTTGAACCTGCTTTATAAATTCGATGGTATTCCATTTCAGAAATGTTTAGAACATCGCCTTCTTCTAATTCATGGGGAATTCCATTGTCCATTTGAAACATCCAGCCTTTTCCTTCAAGGACTGTTATAACACGATCTGATTTATCGCGATGCCATACCAGTTCGTGAGAATCTGTGTTTGATTCAAAAGTGCGAGTTTTAAATCGACCATTTGTTTTGTCTGTATAGGGTTTACTCATATTACCAAAAAAAGTTACCGCCTCCTTTTAGGCCTAGCTGTGATGCGTATCGTGGAAGATTGCATGACCAATAGCCTGGTTTTGTTTTATCTTTTTTTGCAGCACACTTGTGACGTGCTGCAAATGATTTTCTCGCTGCAAGGTTATTTATCTTTGCAGATAAACCTGATGTATCTCCGAATTGAACTTTGATTACGTTACCTTTATCGTTTTTAACATAAACATAAAATTTCTTTTTACCTCCACGTTTAGGGTCGTTCAATTTAACCTCTTTACCTTTGTATTCTGCTTCAATCAATGGATGATCTAATGGAACTTCTACACCTTCGTGCATTGCAAGTTCACCAATGTCAGTTGACAAAAGATATTCATCAAACTCATTTAAGAATACTGACTCCTTTAATGTTTTTGCTTCTCTGAAAAGTTTATAATAATTTTCAGTATGAGGACGAAAAATATTTTGCGCTAATGGTATATTGTTTTCCTTATGAAATAAAATTGCTTTTTCTACTATATTCATTATTTCTCACTTAATTTTACGTATGCGCTAGAATCTGATGTTGAACTGCCAGCGTAATTTATGATTTGCGTAATAAATTTATTAGCCTTTTGACCACCCTTTGCGATTTGTTGAATGAAATATAAACCACCAAGTTTTCCATGAATCCATACAGCAGCTTGCTTTTCAGAGCCAAGATTACTAACTGCTTTTATTACTTCATCTTCTGATATTTTTTTATCTGCTATTTGAAGCAATTTAGTGAAATTCTTAATTGCTTTTTTATCGCCTTTAGCTATTTGTTGTGCTTCTTTTTTTATTGCCGAGTTTTTAGGAAGTTCTTTACCATAAATTCTCTTTGATGCATCTGTAATTGGACCCCAACCTACACCTCCACCACGAGCACCTTTACCCTGAATTTCAACTTTATGAGAACCAAACGCAGAATTAGCTCGTAGATCAAGTTGACCTCCTTGAAACATGATAGAAGCACCCTTATTTGTGTACCATTCGCCTCTTACGCGAGATTTGATTTCACTTGAAGTATATTTATAGTCTTCAGTTTCAGGAGGTCGTTCTACATTTTTTTCAGTTGATGTTACACCTTTATCTACCTTTTTCAAAGAAATGCCAACTAATCTTTTTTGAAGATACAAATCTAGAATATCGTCATTTAAACCTTCAACGGTTGCTATATTAAGTTCTTTAAATTTGAAGTCAGCGTCTGCAACCCAAATATCACCTGGATTCCACTTGTCATCTTTAAGTGGCCTCATGTCGTTATTTTTAAACGCTTTGTTTTTAGCCTCGTAGATTGCTTTCATAAGTCCATCATCGCGATGGAAAGTCATACCCTTTTCAATAATGCGGTTTTTGATTGCGTACTGTGCAGTAAGATATGATGAGATTTTCCAACTATCATCAATCGCTAACATTTCCTTTAAAGTAGTTTTTCCAACACTTGCTTTTTTCGCGGCCTTTGTTAGTACTTCATCAGTAAAACTTTCGATTGGCATTTCAGCTCCAATTTCAAGCATTGCCGCCATCCATACACACTGCGCTGACTCGCCAATTGCAGTTTGCTTAGTGCCTCCACCAGCTCCTGCGCCTCCACCAAATTCTTTTGTTTTGAGTAGATCTGACGAAGATATTTCAGCTCCATTTTTTCCAATCAGTTTAAAAGCCTTATTGTCTTTTTCAAATTGCTTAATAGACTCTAATCCTGCTTGGGTGTCAGTAACAAGGAATTCTCCACCTTTAGCTAATGTAAGAGGTTCTTGTTTACGTATCTTATTTGCTAAGATTTCTGTACGAGCCTTTCCGATGTATGGCCCACCAGTTGCTGACTTTTTTAATTCGCCAGGAGCAAGTTTAGTTCCTTCATTAAGAAACTCTTGGAAAGATTCTAATTTAAGCATATGTTTCGATCATTCGTGTTAAGTCGCCGTCAGAGATATTTACTCCTGATTTAAGAGAACCAGCCTGCATATTTAAAGCACGGGAAAGTTTACGTAAGTTTGCAGTCTGTTTAGACTTACCTTTTCGAAGTAAGTCAACTGTCTTTTTACGTGTTGCTGAATCTAACTTTAAGTCGCCATCTAATTGTATTTTGTCAACGATGGCTTCCATGAAGTCGTAGATTTCAGCATCTGTCGGATCGATCTCAATCATAAATGCTCGAGTACGTATTGCGCCATCAGGATCAAGCTTATCCATCTTCAAATTGGAGATGAATATAATCTTACCTGTAAATTCAAAGTAGC